AACGCGGCGTCGATGCGCGCGGTGCGCTCGAGGGCGACGCGCTGCTCGCGCTCCTTCGACAGTTCCGCGACCTGCGCCTGCAGGGTCTTGACCGTGGCGGCAAGCTCGACCGCACGCGCCTTGTGCGCGCTGAGCTCAACGCTCGTCCGCGACAGCTGCGCGTTGGCGTCGGCCGTCATGCCCGACACGGGGCCAGCGACGAGGAGCGCTGCGATCTGGTCGAGCTTCTCCGTGACGGCCGCAAGCACGCCCGCCTCGTCCATGCCCGTGGCTTCCACGAGCTTGCCGAGCACCATCGTCGCAGCGGCCTCGCTGGCCTCCTCGACAAGCTCCTCAGTCTCGGGCATCCCCTCCGCGACGGCCTCTTCGACCATGGCGACGTCGTCCTGTAGCGCGATGCCGGACAGCGCGCGGATGCTGCGCGCGATGCGCGCAAGCTCGGCCATCTTCTTCGGCTTGCACGCGGCGTCAACCACCTCTTCGGTGATAGCCGCGACGGGCATGGCTTCCTCGGCCATCGCGCCCGCAAGCGCCACGAGTGCGTCAAACGCCTTCTTCATCTTTTCCGGCGACGCGTCTTTGGCGAGGCCGAGTGCAGTCGCGATCGACATGAGAACTTTGTTCGGATCCATTGCGAGACTCCTTGTTGACCTCCGCGACGGAGTCCCGACGCGGGAGAGAGTGATGGGCGTCATGCCCGGCAGAAACGGTGACGGCGTCAAGCCGAGTTCGTATAGCTCCGCAAGGCCAGCGACCTCGCCAGTCGCGCGGTCAATCGGCGCGAAGTCCACGACGACGCTACAGAAGCGCTGCGCGCCCGCGGCGATCCTTTTCGCTGCATCCGCGGTCCACTCGACGTAGCCCCACAGCTCGCAGCCCGTCGCGCCGTCGCGCACCTCGAGCGCCTGAATCCAGCCAGCTGCGTCGATGGGCACGCCCATGTCGTGACGCGGGTGACCCCAGAGCACGGGCACTGGCTGTTCGCTGGCGTCGTAGAGACGCTTGATATCCGCGAAGACCTCGCGATTGAACGCGAACGGCCCCGCGGGGTGCCCGTTCCATTCGCTCTCATAGGCCATCTCGACCCACGAGCACTGCGCGTCACCGAGGAGCGGCGACTTCATCGCGGGCGCAGCGGCGACGTCAGCGAACGCGCCGAGCGTGGCGCGCAGCGCGAGCTTTCGGCTTCCGTCAAATGCGGTTGCGGTAGATGCCATCATGACCTCACAAAAGACGATGCGCCGAAGCCGGGCGTCAGCTTGAATCCCGCTGGGATGCTGGTGATGACCTGCAATCCCTCATCGCGGAGTTCTTCCTCCGATAGTGTGGTGACAACGCACCTGCACATAAATCCGGCGGGAGGCGATATATTGGCGAAGCTGCTGTCGTCAGCGCGCCAGACCTTGCGATTCATGGGCGCGTGCTCCGCGCGCACACGATTGTCCTGCGCTGTCAACCACTGCCGATAAGGCCGCGCATCAAGCACGTCGGGGTCGTTCATCTGCGTCCAGCGCCCCGCGCCATACGCGCTCGCGACGTTGGTTCTGTACACGTTCTCGAGATACGACGGGTCCGCAGGCGCGATGCCGAGCGTGATGCGCTGCTCCTCCATCGCACGCCGGAAATCGCGCAGTGTATTGCCTTGCTCAAGCGTGCGTTGCAGTTCCTCGACGGCGCGGCGCGAAATGACGTCAAGCTGCTCGTCGGTGGCGAATGCAGCGCGGCGACGGTAGGCGCGCAGCACTTCCTCGAGGATGGCCGGGTCGCCTCCGCGCTCGCGCCAGAAGGCCACCGCTTCTGCGAATGGCATCTTGAGGAACGCTGGCCTAAGGTCGACCGCGAGCTGCCGCTGCGCGCCCTGCGGCTCGAGTTCCACGAGGCGCACGAACATCTGGCCCGCAAGGTCCGACTTTACCGACGCCTCGTAAATCAGCCGCTCAAGCTCAGGCGTGCCCTTAAACGCGGCGACGGCCTTCGCGACAGCGTCCGCGCCACCGAGCGCTGCCGCCGCGATGGCCTCGCGCACCGGCGTGAACGCGACGACGCCTTCTAGCGTGGTTTCTGCGGCGACGACGTACGGTCGCCCGATTACTGCCTGTACGCGCGCCTTGTCCGCGGGGTCGCTGAGAGCGAGGACGTCCGCGAAGTCGCCGACGTCATCGATAGCGCTGGCATCCCATGCGCCGAGCCCGCTGATGTCTGGAAAGGGGAGGCCGTGGACGCACCTCCGAGCGTGTCAGCAGGCGTCACGGCCTCGATCGATGGCGAGCCCGTCTCGACTGGCGGCGCGGCTTCAAAGGGCAGCGGCGAGGCGGGAGCCATCGGCGCAATTTCGATCTTCGCGACCTCCTCGCCGCCGTCCTCGACGCTCCACGCGGGCAAGCCCAGCGAGGCGCGGATTTCGTTGACGCGCACGCTGCCGGTGTCGATCGCGTCGCGCGTGATCGGCAGCGAATCGTCGAACAGGGTTTCAATGACGGGCAGCGGGATATCGGCGCGGCGCAGGTTGTAGTACGCCAACCAGCGCACAACGTCGCGTGTGATCGAGCCCCACATCAGCGTCGAGTCGAGCTTGCTGTTCTCGAGCCGCACGCCGTCGCGCGTCTCAGTCGAAGAGCGCGAGCCGTTTGCGCCGCTGAGGTAGAGGTCGGGCGACACGCCGAGCGCGAGGAACAGCTCTTCGTTCAGCGACGCGCGAAGCTCCTTCCAGACGCCCGTCGAGCCTGCGCCCGCGGGGTCGATGATCTTGATATCCGACGTGCCGCTCGTGACACCGACGCTGTCGGCCGTGAGCTGCTGGAGGTCATCGAGGATGCGCTGCCGCTGCGCGCTATCCGACGATGCGGCCATCTGCGCGAGCACGAGCGGGTTGCCGAAGCGCTCAGCGCCAATGAGCCAGAATGTCCAGACGTTGCGCTTGAAGAGCCAATAGAAGACCGCCGCGAGGAAATCCCCTTGATCCATCGGCCGTCCGGGGTCCGTCCACGGCACGTGCACGAGGAACTTCGCCGGATAGTTGATCGTGTTGTACCACTGGTAGTCGAAGTCGCGGACCTCGAGTGACCAGTCCTGCGCGTAGCGGAGATTGCGCGTCTGCACCGGCACCGGCTGCGGCATCCACGCGCCGCCGCGTCTCGACCACACCAGCTCGTGACAGCTAATGCCCATGCCGATGGCGTCGAGCACCCTCATCAAGAACGTCTCGCGCGCCTCGATGCTAGTCAGCCATTCCTTGGTCAGCTGCACCAACTCTTCGGCTGCGCCGCGCATCTCAGGCGCGACGTCGTCAGCCATCCTCACCGCGAACCCGCGGCCAGCCACCGACGAGCGGCGCGTCGAGTACGCACGACGCACGACGGGGTCACGGCGCATTTGAGTCGCCATGTCGGCCCAGTACTCATAGTTGCCGAAGTCGAGCTCACGTAGCGCCGTGCTGATGCGCCCCGGCGACACCGGCTGTAGCGCGCGCCCGCTGATGGCCGACAGCGACTGCGGCCGGATAACGCGGCCCATCTCGGGGATGCGCGTGACCGGCCCCATCGGCTCAGGCGCAGCGGCAGCGACCGGCGCGGTCTTCTGCGTGCGTGGCGTGCGAGACGGCATTGCTAACCCCAATAGTTCTTGCGCCCGACGCGGGGCGCGTAGTCTGTCGTCAGGTCAGCAGACACGCGCCTGCCAGTGCTCGCGACGCCGCTGCCGACGTGCATCTCCGCGAGCAGGTCGAACGCCGCTGCAAGCGCGTCGATCTGGTCGTCGTGCGCGTCGCCCTGCCCCGTGAATCGTGCGACCTCGTCGCAGAGGTCAGGCAGCCACGCAGCGCCCTCGCGAACGAGCACGCGGCCTGCGTTCCACGCTGCTGCCAGCGGTGTTGCGCGGCTGTATTTGTCGCCCACTGCGGTCTTGACTTCGACTTGCAAGCCCACGCCTCGAGGCGGCGGCAGCGCGAGGAAGTCGAGCGCGCCTCGGTCAGCGCCGCCAGCGTAAATGCGCGACGCGGTGTGAGGCCAGCGCGCTCGCAGCGCTGCGAGCTGCTGCGCGAAATCGCTCGCACGCATCTGCGCGCGCAGCACGTCGAGGACGTAGTACTTCGCGTCCGCGCCGCTGCCTGCCTTGCCCATCACGACAGCCACCGACCAGTCTGCGGAGGTCTTCGCGCTGTACGCGAGGTCGAGGCCGATGCCGCGCGTGAGCTCGGTGGGCGCAGTCGCGTACGTCGTCGGCGTCGCGCTGAACACGGCACCGCCGCGTGCGCGTGGTTGGCCCATGTAGAGCGCTGCCCATTCATACGGGCCGACCTCGCGCTCACGCTGGCGAAGGAACTCGCGCGGCCTTTGCGATGGCCACAGCGACTCGTCCTCGTCGGTGATCGCGGGGAGATTGACGACCTCCCAGCCGTCGGCTTCAAGCCTGCCGATGAGGTCGTCCGGATGCCAGCGGGTATGGACGACCAGACAGCTGCCCGTCGGAGCGATGCGCGTCAGCGCGGTGCTTCGGAGCCAGTCGCTGATCTTCTCGCGCTCGCGGCGACTCTCAGCCTCTTCGCGGTTCTTGTGCGGGTCGTCCACGACGACGACCTGCGCCGCGTAGCCAGTCAATGGCCCGCCGATGCCCGTCGCGAGTAGGCCACCGCCCTCGACAAGCCGCCAGCGTCCAGCCGCGCTCGTGTCATCGCGCAGACTCAGCCCAGCCTCACGCGCGAGGTCGCGAATCTCCTTCGAGCGGTCGTGCGCGAAGTCCGCGGAATACGACGCGTAGACGATCGGCCACGTCGGATGACGCGACAGCATCTGCACGATTCCATGCTGGATGAGCGTCGTCTTCCCAAACTGCGCAGGGACGCTGACGCAAGCGCGCACCGTCTCGCCACGCATCGCGCGCTCGAAAAGCGCAGCCACCGGCGCGAGGTGACGCGGCGGCTCCCATCGCGGAGACAGCGCAGCCACATAGTCCACGAGGCTCAGCTTGCGCCGCGGGTCTTCGCGTGACGGCGACTTCTCGGCGCGCAGCCGCTCAAGCTCCTGCGCCGCTGCCGCTCGCAACCGCGTTGAAACTTGCTGCTGCCGCCGACCGCGGATGAGCTCGCGCACCGTCATCAGTGCGCCTCGACGTCGGCCTCGTCGTCGTCGGCCTTGTCATCGCCAGCGAGCCGCGCGAGCAGCACCGCGTACCACTCCGACGGCAGGCACTCGCGAGCAGCGGTCAGCACGTCGTTCGCCGCGGCCTCTTGCGCGCGGATGACCAGCTGCTGCGAGGGCGCGTACGTCTCAGGCATCGTGCGCTCGAGCAGCCATGCGCGAGCCTTCCAGTCGGCCTCTTCGCCAGCCTGCGTGGGCTTCGCTTGCAGCCGAATCTGGTCGAGCATCGACTGCTCAAATGCCGAGCGCGCGCGTGCGACAGCGCCGAAAAATTCCGCGTATGGCTCGCGTCCTGCGTCAGCTTGCGACCGCCACTTCTCGATGCATCGCGGCGACACGCCCTCGGCTTCGAGCGCTGCCGGTAGACGCAGCCCGTTCTCGACTCGCGCGCATACCCGCTGCGTGAATGCTGGCGTGATGTGCGACGGCCTGCCGAGCGGCGCGCTCAGCTGCCGAGGCTCATCGCCCTTTCGCTGCCGCTTGCTCATGCCATCACCATCGCAGGAATCCCGCGCATCGTAAGCGACGCACGCAATACAGGGTCGGCGCAAGCCGATTGCGTGGCAACAATAGGCGCGCATTGACGCATCATTCGCCCCTCTTGCGCGGCTTCGGTGGACGCCTGCCAGACGCAAGATGCTCGGCCATCCACGTTTGCAGCTCGCTCTTTACGGCGACCACGCCCGCGAAGGTCTTGTACACCGGCAGCGACTTCTCGTCTGACAGGTAGCGCACCGTGCGCTCGCTGCACCCGCACGTCGTCGCGATTTCCTTCCACCCTTGAAGATCCCACGGTGTTGCCCTGCTCGCAGCCATAGCCGTCAACCTCCTGTCGATCGGGACCAGCCCGCGCGCGCTCATCGCTCGATATAGCTCGAGCAGCCCTTCGCGTCGCATCGTGATCACGTGCCCCACTGGAACCTCGACGCCGAACGCCTGCGACGCGTACGCCGCAATCTCCGACGCAAGCGGCTCCGTGTACGGGTCGACGTCCTCGTCGCCCTTACGCGGCCTGCCACGCACCGCGATGCGTGTCTTTGGCTTCTGCTGCCTGACGCCCTCGCCGTGACGCGGCTGCGGATGCTGCATCGGTAGCCTGCTGCCCATCACGCCGAGCACCGACCACACGACGACCGCGCGCGCCTGCGCAGCTGATAGCCGCTCCTCGACCGGGTACGTGCGCAGCGTCCAGCCGTCCGCGAGGCACAGCGCCCACAGCCGCGACACGGGCGCGATGCGCTCGACGGCCCGCTGCGCTGCGTCGCCCTGCGATGCCCCGCTGCCGCCCCACGTCTGCGCCTCAAACCGCGCAGGGTCGCTGGTCGACCGCAAGGGCGCACC